TGATAGTACAGTAGCCACGTATGTTAACGGCGAGCTTAGATAATAACTAGAGGGGACTTCGGTCCCCTTCTTTTTTTGTGCCCATGATACCAGTTATGTGTCGTCGCTAGCGTGTGCGCGTGCGTGTGTACTCTTCTATTTGGGGCTGGCTGGAGCGCTCGAGGTCGTAAAATAACGCTTATTTTTTGACATAGAAGATCAATTATTATATAAATTAACCATGCAATCTTGCATATTACAGGAGGTTTTATGAATACAATTAAATTGTATACGAAAGAAGAAGCTAACAATCTCGTTGGCGGCTGTAGTAAGACTAGCAAAATGCCGTGCCTATCATGGTCGACTAGCGCGTGGAATTGTATCACGGGCGCCAAGATGGCAAAGGTTAAGGGTTCTATTTGTTCGCAATGTTACGCGATGGATGGCTTTTATCGCATGAATAAAAAGAAGAATGAACCCTTGAATCAACGTCGACTAGATAGCATTAACCATCCCGAATGGGTTCAAGCAATGATTCACATGGTTTTATATAGTGTTAAGCGATATAAAACGCCCCATTTTAGATGGCATGATTCAGGTGATCTTCAAAGCGTAGAGCATTTACATAAGATTAACCAGGTCGCGCAAGCATTGCCTGATGTACTCTTCTGGTTGCCTACACGTGAGTATGACATGATCAAGCAATATGTTAAGAGTAACGTACTTAATAAAAACTTGATCGTGCGATTGAGTGCCATGTTCGTAGATGAACCTGTCAAGGTGCCTGTAAGTTTACAAGGTATTGACAATGTTCTAGTCTCGAATGTACACAGTAAGACGGTTCCCGACGGTAACATCGAATGCGAGTCATACAAGCAAGGTAACGAATGCAAAGAATGCCGAGCATGTTGGGATATCAATAACCCTGCAATATCTTATAAACAACACTAGGAGGATGTATGAGCTTTCCACACACAGAATGGTTCGTAGTTAACGAGACTACGAACGAGGTTATATCACAAGGGTTTGAGTACGAACATCAAGCCCTCCTCGTTATGGAGCAAGAACTTAAACCGAAGTACCCGAACGACGACTTGTACGTCGATTATGAAAACTTTTAGGAGGATATATGGAAAGAGAACTAGAACAACAACAATCACATCACCCCGCGCCGGGTGATGAGTGGGACTACAAAAAAGAACAAGATGACAATCACAAACATGATCAGTCTGAGTATTAAGTATTGGGGCTTATGCCCTGATACCAGTTCTGTGTCGTCGCTGACGTGGGGGGCTTGGTCGGCGAGGTGGCGAGGTCGATTGCGTTTTGCGTGGTTTAGCTAAGTCAAACGAGGTTAAATAGCGTCAAAACTTGACATAGACTTCGTTTTGGTGTCAATAGAGATATAATCTAACGACGTGACAACCTAGCTACGAACCTTGTGTCACTAAGTCAAACGAAGTCCGATGTCACGTATGACTATATTTGACGAGGTAATACAATGTTGGGCATCGCTAGAGACTATATTTAGCGACGTTTGACGTAGTTTAATATAATTTGGCATGGTATCGGTTCTACTTTTGGTTCTACCAAGTTCTGTTTTTAGTCAAACTACGTCAAACGTAACCCATTGATTTAATTACGAAGTTCTAGAAGTTCTAAAAGTTCTATGTTTTATTTAGTATATGGGAGGTTTGACAAAGTTTTGCGTTGTTTCGCTTTGTTTAGCAAGTGCAAACAATTTTGGTCTACAGGGAATGTCCTATCAAAATACATAGAACCTTAGAACCTGCTTAAAAAATAGGCAGAATTACTATAATAATAATAATATAATATTTATATTTATTTATATATAAATCAAGTACTTACACGTAGTCAAACTAAGTCAAACTGATTAAAAATTAAGCAAGTTCTGGTTCTGTCACCTTTTTTTACTCAGTTAGAACCTAGAACCGTACTTCATCGCATAACGCCAGAGAATACGAAACGAACCCAATTCAAAACCTAGTACAACATCGCATACCTGCGACGAATTAAAAATAAGTTCCGATTTTTTGACATAGATCATCGGCAGAGATATAAATACATCATGTAAATAACACGACAGGGCATGTTGATATTTACTACAGCAAGTAATATAATCAAAGATAAACTTTATGGAGGTAACACGTATGGCAGTAAAAACCAAACTACAGCTAATCGTAGAGCAGTTGAGATTAGCAACAGCAGAGTTGAAAGCTGATAACGACAAAGCTGAGTTACAACAACAGCAACAGGACTACGATCAGTATCTCGTAGACACAGCACCAATAACGCTGAAGATATTACCATCAATCTTGAAGTTAACAACAGGATACGCCTCCTTAGGGATAGTATCAGGGATTTGCAGGTGCTTAATCATTTCCGTCAGTTTCGTATTACTCATGGGTTGGTATGTTGGGTTGGGGGTTGAGGAATTCGTTATGCCGATTCAGCAGGGGGGGTGTCAAGTTCAGCCTTGGCCTTGGCATCGAGCATCTCCTGATAGATTCGGTCGGCCTGAGTGATATCGAACTTAGCGATATTCTCCTTGGCTTCCTGAATAGTATACTTGAATTCATAGGGACGGATTTCACTCATCTTAATGAATCGCTTATTCCACGCAGTGCGGGACAAGTGAGAGACATTAGTATCCAGACCCCAATAGCGGATTACGGATTCAAGGTTAGTATAGACAGTACGATGATTCTTACCATCATACAGGGAGTAGGACATAAGACAGCCGATGCCTTTAAGGAGATTAAGCCTACGCTCAATCTCAATGAGAACATCTTCAGTCATTTCGCCTGTGAGGTTATGCTGAATGTGCATAGTGCTGAAGATGAGGCATTCAAGTTCCACCTGCATATCGCAAGTGCCGTCTTCCTTGATGTTCTTATACATGAGATGCTTCTTGTTCTTCAAGAACTCTTCAGGCATTTTCCAATTGAGTGACATATGGTAGTGTTGGGTTGGGGTTGAGGAATTCGTTTTACTGAGGGAGGGAGGGGGGTGTCAAGGTCGGTGGCAAAAGCCCCCATCAATCAGGTTTTGTGCGGTTCGTTGATGAGAACCCTGCAAGGTATAGATGATACCGCTATTGATAAGAGTCTGGTAACAACTAATCATAGCAGAATGGTCGCATCCGTTTTCAATCATCATGATAGCATCGAGTGCGTCATGTATATCTAACTGAGTCTCTTGAAGAAACTCGCCATCATCAAACTGTTTTTCGCCACGCTTATTTAGTTTGCTCATGGAATCGTTTTAAGGATTAGGGGAGGGGGGTGTCAAGTTATTGGTAATCGACAACACAGTCAGGACATACAGAGATATCCTCAAGGCATAGGTCTTTCCCGATTGCAGTACAGTCGTAGCGATTACCACCTAGGTGGCTACCGCAACATTCGCATGGGCTCTTAGAGAAATATGGTTCAAACCATTCTCCTTCAGAATCCTCATTAGGTACGAGCATGAACCTATGCTCAGATAGAAGATTTGGCTTCATTGATAATGTTGCGGTTTCGGCTACGAACATAGCGTTTCTTCGTTTTGAACGCCACAGTCGGAGGAGGTAAACGCTTACGATAAGTAATACGCATAGTGATTTGGTTGTTGTGTCCAATCAATCTAAGGACTCAGGGGGGGGAGGGTCAAGTTCGCCAACATCGACTTCAACCAATCGTCCATCAATATTCTGACGAACAGTAAGTTCTTCGCCGTTGTTAACCTTGATTGGGTTATTGGTAACAAACTGCTTAATCCACTGTGCAAGATACTTGTCTTGTGCTTCCTGTGCGGTTTCTGCCTCGATGGCAAATTCTACATAGAGCGTTTCGGTAACGAGGTATTTAGGCATTGTGTTTATTGGGGGTTAAAGGTCGCAGGTATCCTTGATATCTTCAAGGAGAACTTTTGGGTCGTAAGAACCATTGGCAATATCTGCAATTATCTCTTGATAAACTTCAATAGATGAATCAGTTCCCATCCATTGTGCAACATCTTCTGAACAGATTAAGTTTTTCTTTTTAGGCATAGGTTTTATTGATTAGGGTGTTGAGTTCTTTGGTGTTGAGAGATTGGCACTCAAACCACGGGTGTAGTTGAGTCTTATGCTTTGATGTAGTGGCACTGTATTTATCAGAGTTCTGATACCATTTGGCATCAAACGCACACCACGCAAAGATAGGGAAGTGTAATCCATATGAATAGACTACATAGTTATTATTAGTCCATCGTGCAAAGGTGTTGCTACCAATAAACTCTGTTCGGCGTTGCACAAACTGTCGTGCATTTGCATTGGAGGTTTTCTTCATGGAATTCGTTTTAGGAATGGAGGGAGGGGGGTGTCAAGTTGTGCAAAAAGGGCGATAGCCATTTCAGACTACCGCCCATAAACCTTTCGGTTTTATACAACACAACAATGAATACCAGCAACTAACGCCTGATAGGCTACCAAACCTATCAGAGATTCTTCTTAGGCTTTTTAGCCTTTTTAGGCTTATTAACCTTATTCTGAAGGGTCTTGATATCTTCCTTCAGAGAGGCAATGGCTCGGTCAAAGACCTCAAACTTAACATGGTCTTCAAGGCCAGCCTCAAGGGCGGAGTCAACGGCCTCACCAATCTTGTCGTCTACTTCATCAGTAGTACTGTATTCCTGACTCAGAAAGTCAGTATCAACAAAGTTACTGAAGTCGTAGTCGCTCAGGGGGCTGAAGTCATAGTCATCAGGGTCAAAGTCAGACTTAGAGATATAGTCATTCTCTTCAGGCTTTTCATTGACCTTGTCGATGAGGTCTGCGATTTCACAGTGCGTGAGCCCTGTGACCCAGAAACAGAACTTGTTACGAATGTAGAGGAGGGGGTTGGTCATGGAGTTCTTTTTATTTGAGGAGGGAGGGGGGTGTCAAGTCTCAGCCAAAGCGGATTTCACCAAGGAAGGCATATTGGAAGAGAGCGTCATCAGTGACAGCATCACCATTGCTGGGATACTCACGACCAAGCAGGAATTCAGCAAAGTGAACTCGCAGGTGCAGAGGCTGGGTATCGTCATTAACGAACTTGACCATCTTGTTATGAAGCCACTCGGCGTTCACACGGATGTAGTCGGTAATGTCGTTATCTTCTTCCCACATGGCAAAGTCCACATAGAGGTCGATGTAGGCGTTCTTACCTTCTTCGGTCTTGGCCTTATCAGACGCTTCATTATAGGCTTTGATTTGCTCCTTGGTGTTGGCCTTCCAGCCCCAAGAGTCGCCACCAAGACCACCCTCGATAGAGGTAGTCACGATAGACCACAGTTGGTCTGCATAGGCAGGGGTGATATCTCCCTTATAGAAAGTCAGGTGATGCTTTCGGCTGGAGATGATGATTTCGTTCGGGTCGGCTTTGGTCGTAGTTTTCATGGGAGGTCTTTTTATGGTTGGGGGGAGGGGGGTGTCAAGTTCACAGGTTTAAGCCGTTTCCTTGGCGTAGAACTTTCTGAATGTCTTGCTGTAATTTAAGATACTTATCAAGACGCTCACGATGTTGTACGGCTTGTTCGCCTTTAGGCATGGCTTTTTCCATATTTAGTATAACAAAGGTAAGAGATACAATCTCTGCCTCAATAGCAGTCTCGCAGTCAGTTAAGACATTAAGCGAATGCTCAAGGACTATTTCAATCATAGGGTTATGTGCCATTTTATTCTTCAGGGATTTCGTTGTGTTTAATATTATCTGCAAGTTCAGCACAGAGTGAGAAGTCTTCGTTGAGTTTCTCAAGCACAAGATTCTGTAGTGCTTCTATGTCAGTCAACATAAGAATGTGGAACTGATACTCACTCTGCTCTTCCATCTTGCAGTGGTCAAATTCTACGGATTCAAACTCTGCGTACCATTGGTCATCAGTCTCACGACTGCCCCAATACTCAAAGTGTCCGATGCCTCCATTGAAGATTTCATATACAGCCTTGCCACTAATGATGTAGCCAGCACCTGCATATGTAACCTTCAGGTCATAGAAGGCGTGGGTGTATGTTTTCTTATCGCTCATCGATGATATCGGTGCAAATCATTTCAAGGATTTCAGAGTATACTTCAAGCATACCGCTGTGGAATCGCTCATAGATTTCGTCCTTTTCTTCTTGGGTGAACTCAGTTCCGTTATCATTAGCAACTTCTTCTAGGTCAGCGTCCACAAGCAAGAAGGCACACATGTTATACTCTCTAGTAATCTTGTGAATCTTATCGACTGCTTCCGACTGTGATTTGTTAGGTTTGTTGGGCATCAGAAATTCGTTCTAAGGATGGGGGGAGGGGGGTGTCAAGTGGTTGGCATGGAGGGAGTCGAACCCTCGACTTAGCCCTTATAAAGAGCCCACTCTAACCGCTGAGTTACATGCCAGAAATTGGTCGGCCCTCGGACGATTGCTATCAGTTTATAGTCCTCTTGGCCTTGGGTTAATTACGCCCCATTATAGTGGAGCCCTGTGTTGGGATTGAACCAACGACCTTCTGTTTACAAAACAGACGCACTACCGCTGTGCTAACAGGGCAAATGTCCCATGGAGGAATCGAACCTCCATTGATGGATTAGAAATCCACTGTTCTATCCGTTGAACTAATGGGACGAAAGCATCAGGGGGTGGGGTCGAACCACCGACTCACGCATTAACAGTGCGTTGTTCTACCACTGAACTACCCTGATAAAATCGTTTAAGCCTTTGTGCTGTTAGCGAGGCCAAGCACTGCGGCATCACGCACCTTACGATGCATGCGGAACGCTCGCTGGTTATTGGCATTGGCAGGGTAGCCAATCTTAGGGTCAACGCACAGAATCTTGAGTGCTTCAAGAGCCTTTTCGTTATCCTTCAGTTGCGGGTATGCGAGAAGATACTTTTCGACTCGGTTGATTTCTCTTTGGTTCATGGGATTTGGATGAAAATGGTGTTGTCCGCTTGGATGTAGCCCTTGAGCGGGTTCTCAATCTTGATGTAGTCTTTAATCTTGACGCTTAGGAAATGCTCCTGCTTGGATACAGGAATCATGTCGATGAACATACCTACAAACTCACGACCTACAGACTCAGGGTGGTTCTCGCAGTCCTCCACACAGAAGGCCATCTTGCAGTCAAGCGTCACTTCCGTGACAGCAAAGCGTGAGTCTTCCACGATGAGAGGGTTTGTGTTTGTGAGTTCGGTCACAAGCATGAGAGGCACAGCGTCCTGCTTGCCGAAGCAACGCAGGATATGCTTTTTCATAGTAGAGTTAATGCGGGTTTTGATTTGTCGGTCACTAAGGTCGTTTCCGTTCAGAGTGTACGCACACTTAAACTCAGCCTCCATCATGAGACACGCCCTGTCGGTTATCTTGTTGGTCATCTCCGTTCTTATATCACTGGGGGGAGGGGGGTGTCAAGAGGCATTCCAGTCCAAGGGTCTTTATTCGCTTCAGTAATAATTACATCAACAAACGGCCCCTTCCAGTGGAAGTACTTAGACACAGACAGGGATACCACATTGGAGTCATCGACTATGTAGTTGGAGTCGGTAAGAGCGTCTAGCACAGACTTAACAAGGTTGTCGCAGTCAGGGCGTGTAACCTTGGCTTCAATAATCATAATGCCGTGGTTCTTTCTTTGCTTACCTGCATCTATGTGCTTCTTGAGCAAGGGGTAACCAAAGTTTACAGTTACACGCAACGAGCCACCAAGAGGGGCTTCTGGAGTCCACTTCTTTAGCAATAGCATGAATGCATGCTTCCACTTCACAGCACTGCTCGTAGACATTTTGCCCACGAACATCTTACCGCTTTTGCGATTTTTTAGCACACGCAGTGCGGACTGGTGTGTCGGCGGTGGGTCTATCGGGACTCTGATATTGACTATTTTGGGGACGCTCATCGGCGTTGACCAGTAACTCCTTCAATGATAGTAGCAAAGACAGTGTAGACTGTGCAAGCAAGTACGCCGAACACAATGGTCGCAAGGGTGTTTTTCATCAAGGTCGTTATACAGTTGACAGGGGGGGGGAGTCAAGTACCATCAGTCGCATGGAATATGAGCCCAAGAAGGAACTGATTAGAAACAACCAGCACCACAGCAACGCAAAGAACATTGAGCCTGAGCGTAGGAAGAAGTGTGAAGAGATGCTTTCTCAGGGTATTACTAGAGATGAGATAGTCAAGGCCACTGGCCTGTCCGAGCATAGCATATCCGCAATCAAGGGTGATATGACAGGTCTATCCGACAAGGACTGGAAGACCAACATGGCTAACATCATGAAGAACGCTGGCATGAAGGGTGCGAACAGACTTAACAATGAGATTGATAACATACATCCTAACTTCCTTCCGACTGCTCTTGGTATTATCATTGATAAAATTGCTGTGCTTCAAGACCAGCCTACCGCAGTAATCGAGCATCGCATCCAGAGAATCTCGCAAGATGATATCAATAAGATGCTTAAGAGTGAAGTGATTATCGACATATCGTCTGACGAATCTGCCACTTGACACCCCCCTCCAGTTGTCGGTAGGGTGCTGGTGATGAACCTTAAATTTACAGGGCTATGGATGCCCAAAGAGGTGTTTGAGACTAACTCTCTAACACTGACGGAGAAGGTATGCTTCTCCCTTATTGACGCACTGGACGGCGATGACGGATGCTGGGCATCTAACGCCTACCTACAGAACTGCCTGAATGTCGAGAAGCGACAGATGCAGAACATCCTTGCCAAGTTGATTGGTCAGGGGCTTGTTGTGCGTGAGTATACTGGCGTGGGACGCAGGGTATTGCACACAGTGCATTCTGTTGCACTCAGGGATGCAGTCCATTGCACACCCCCCATGCAACCTATTGCACCCCTCCCATGCAATCCATTGCACCCATATAGTAAAGTAGATAATAAAGAAGATAATAAAGAGATAAAGGGAATGGTTAAGTGGCCTGATTATCCCTTCACTTCTGATGAATTCAGGACTGCATGGAACTCATGGGTAGACTACCGCAAGGAGATTAAGAAGAAACTCACGCACTCTACTGTCGAGAAAATCTTCAAGGAGATGCAGAAGTGGGGTGAGGCTAAGGCCATCATCTCCATAGACTTATCTATCCAGAACGGCTGGCAGGGTCTCTTTGAACCTGCTCGCTCTGAGCGTAACGCCAAGATTATCACCAAGCAAGACCACTCCAATGGCTTCTAAATGCATGCACTGCAAGGGGGACGCTACCCCTGTGTGGAACGCCCAGTCGAAGAAGTTCGATTACAACATCAAGACCTGCATTCCTTGCAGTGAGAAGGAGACCCACTGGGACTACCCTTTCATCTACAAGGAAATCTTTACTCGCAAGGGACTGGAGTTCTGCACCAAGCATCCCGAATACCCTATGGGTTTCCATGGCACAGATAGGGCAAGGAGCCCCTTGTACGACAAGGCCGAGTCATGGGAGCCTAAGGATGACAAGTGCGGTCTAATCCTGCATGGAGAGACTGGTGGCGGGAAGAGCCGAGCCGCATGGCTGGTGTTCAATAAACTCTGGATGCGTCACTACCCTGACCGCAGTCTGTTCCTCCAGATGCGTAAGTTTGAAGGGCTCATCGAAAAGGGCTTTGATGACCGAGAGCATGGTAAGGTTCTTGACATTCTTATCTCCTGCCCAGTTCTGGTATTGGATGACTTTGGCAAGGAACGCCTGACCCAGCGACTGGAGTCTGATATTTTTGCAGTTCTGGATGAAAGAACCAGCAATCTCAGGACTACAATCATCACGACAAATTATACAGGCGATAGGCTTGTTGACAGGTTCTCCAACAAGGAGACAGGCGTTGCCCTAGTGAGACGCTTGCGTGATTACTTCGTCCCGATGGCGGCTTGATATTATAACTGTCATAACTAGACTTTCCCTGTTCATGCTACGGCAGGGACTTGGTTCATCATGAAAAAACGCGAGTTTCTGGTGCATAGGGGTGGTTCCCTATGCATTAGTTTTTTAGGGACTTGCATCCCCCCTCCCTAGTTCGTTATAAGGAACACGAACCTGACCCACATGATTGAACATGACGAAAATGATAACGCCTTTCTCCAGAGGCGTTCGGAACTGTACACGGCTATTGCCAAGTCTCTGTTTGAGACAAAGGACATAGCCCCAGACAGCACCAATCCGTTCCACAAGTGCAAGTACGCCAGCCTGTCGGCTCACCTGAATTATATCAAGCCTATCTTCGCTAAGAACGGCCTTGCTATCCTTCAGTTCCCGACAAGCGGTGCTGACCTCCACTGGAGCGGTAAGGAAGCAAAGACTGGCTCCATTGGCATCAAGACTATCATCCTTCACAAGAATGGTGATAGCATTGAAGAGTCCTGTGCTGTGCCGATTGATGCTGAAACTACGGGCCAGCAAGCGGGTGCTTTGCTGACCTACCTGAGACGCTATGCTCTCGCCTCCGTGGCTGGCATTGCTACTGAAGATGACGATGCTGAGTTTGACCGACAGGTTAAGACTGTTGCTCCTAAGCAATATGTTGCCCCCAAGCCTGTTGCTAACTACATCACTGGCCTGACTACGCCTGAGCCGACCTCTGGCGATATCGACCCTTCCATCCCTGTGCCTTTCGGCAACAACAAGGGAACTCCCATCGGTGAACTTCAGGGCAATGACCTTGCCTATTGGGCCACCAAGTGGGAGCCTCGTCCTTACGAGAAGACTGGTCGAGTCACAGCCAAGGATGCTAAGTTGAAGGCCACAGCCGTTGCCCTCTACAGCAACTCTCAGGCTCCTAAGCAAGAAGACGAATCCTCTGACGAGGTTCCGTTCTAAGTAATCTAGGGGGCAGGATTAAGTTCCTGCTCCCTACCCCCTTTTTTATGAAACGATTCCTTAGCCTGTTCGGATACTCTCTCTTCGCCTCCTCTAGTGAGGCCAAAACTATCGACATGACCGACTTCATGGATAGGCTTGCAATCATTGAGTCTAATGGCAACTACAAGGCCGTTGGAGACAATGGAAAAGCCATCGGCATGTACCAAATGCATGAAGAGGCATATAAAGACTCACTTGCATATGTTCGCATCAAGGGAGACGGCATCCATGAACTTCTTCATGCCGCCAAGCGTGGCAAAGATTGGAAGAAAGACCTTGCTGACCCTGATTACGCTAGGTACTTTGCCGTAGCATATGTTCACATTATCGTTGATAGGCTTGTTAAAGACAAGCAAGAGGTTACTCCTATTAAAATCTACATGTGCTACAACATGGGATATCGTCAGGCTAAGTCCTATGGCTTTGATGACAAGCATCAGAACCTGACTACCGCCAGAAGGGTAACGCTTAAGCGAGCCTCGATGGTACTTGCGTCCCCCCTCCCTCGATAAATATAACCCTTTAACCAAGACCCATGACCACCCAAAACCTACTGTTTAAGAACGCTGTTGAGACGCTCAACATGGAAGACGGCCTCTATCGTAAGATTGACGCTATCAGCCAGAGTGCCATCAAGCAACTGTGCAAGTCTCCTGCTCACTATCAGCACTACATCTCCGAGCCCAAGGAAGAAACTGAAGCCATGCTTCTTGGTACGGCTACGCACCTTGCCGTCTTCCAGCCTACGCACTTTGCCAACGAGGTCATTATGATGCCCAAGTTCGACAGACGCACTAAGGATGGAAAGATTGGCTATGAGCAGTTCCTTGCTGACAACGGCAACAAGATTGCTTTGACGCAGGACCAGTACGCTCAGTGCATTGGTATGGCTGAGGCTGTCCGCACTAGCCCTACCTTCCTCAAGTACACCGCCGTTGGTAGCCCTGAGGTCACTGTCACTGCTGACACCATGCACGATAATGTTAAGGCCAAGGGTCGCCTCGACTGGGTTAACCATGAAGAGAAGGTCATCATAGACCTCAAGACCACAAGTGAGATTGCTAACATCTATGGCTGTAAGAGTGCCATCAGAAAGGGAGGCTATGACATTCAAGCCCTGTATTATATTCATCTCATGAAGGCTCTTAAGCCTGACTTTGAGTACCGCTTCATCTTCTGTTTCGTGGAGAAGGAAGCACCCTATGGCGTGAGACTGGTGGAAATCATCCCTAGCGACCTGCTGTTCAATACTCTGCCCAAGGTCAACACCGCCATCAAGTCCCTGTCGGAATGCTTGACTAACAATATCTGGCCCTCCTACGCTGATGGTGTCACCTACATTGACATTGTCTAATGGCAACTATCGTAACTATGAAACTGATAGATGTATACAAATTGGCGTTAAGTAAAGGTCTTTCTGGCAAGGAAGCCGCATACGAATACAATGTTAAGTATCATTCGTTATGGATGGCTGGACATAGGCACAAGATGCCACCGCTGGTAAGAGACAATAGACGCACTACTATGTACAGGAACATGACGAACGAGCAACTGCTTGTCGTTCATGCATCCCTTACAGAAGAAATCCTCACAGTCGAAAAGATTCAAAAGCAACGCTCAGACGCAATGCAGGGGATTCTTCCCGCCAACTCTTGCCGATGATGACGATGAAGACGAACTATCCATCGAGGAAATGATGTGGCTATGAACACTAAACACCTACCTAGGTGGAGAGTGAGGCTCGCCTGTTGGCTCCTTCAAATCAATGAAGAGATGCTACAGTGGGCCTTCCACATCCTAATCACCGCCCCTCAGTATAAAGATGCCTCTAAAGAAGACAAAAGGAATTGAAATGTTCCGACTCATGGCTGGACAAGCCATAGGAAGAAACAAATTCGCCTCATTCGACCCCGAACAACTAATATCCATCCTCCAAGAAATTGACCAACTGAGCCCTCGCTCACACCGAACCATACCTGTATATGCCAAAAAGAAAAAAGAGCCCCAAAAGTAAGTGGACGAAGTTCGTCTTCTTTACTGACAACCATGGCAACATGGAAGATACTACATGCACTGACGCACTCGTAGAGTTCATGGGCCGATTCCAGCCCGACATTAGAATCCATGGTGGCGATGGCTTTGATATTAAAGCCCTACGAAAAGGAGCAGAAGGCAAAGATGTTAACGATTCCCTAGAAGAAGACATTCGCATGGGAGTGGAATTTATCAAACGAACCAAACCCAATGTATATCTTTTTGGAAATCATGAAGACAGGCTCTTTAAAACTATGGAGTCAAGTGGTAGTGGCATCATCCGAGACTACTGTAAGGACATTATTGACTATATTGTATCGACTCTGAAGGAGAACGGATGCAAGACTATCAAGCCTTACCATGCGGAAGACGGCACATACCGCATTGGACCTGTGGTTTTCTGCCATGGCTACTCAGCCAATCAGAACAGTGTTAAGGAGCATGCTATCCATTACGCTCCTAGCGGTGGAGCCTGTGTCATCGGACACCTCCATACCATCACTCAGGCCAATGCCAAGCGTCACAAGGGCGTGGTGGGCTTCTGTGCTGGCTGGCTGGGCAAGCAACGCACCGCTGGCTACGCCAAGAATCACCTAAATACCTCTACTTGGGGTAACGGATGGTGTTACGGATGGGTGAAGGGTAAAGACTGGAAAATTCTACAGGCACACAAAGTGGGAGGCCGATGGGTAACTCCTATTGATTTCGATGTTGGATAAAAACCTACTATACTGTACTCGACCCGAACTTAGAGAAGAAATCTACAGGCTTAGACAACTTAACATCATGGACACATCTAAAATCCTAACCGAAAAGAAACTTAATTCATCTGTCGTATCTGCTGGCCTGTGTATTGGAGTCCACCCTAGGGTGCTTGAATACTATCTGCCCATGCTACTTGACGCAACCAAAACCATTAATGAAGAAATCAAAACTCAAAGAAATAGAGAAAGCATTCTTAAGAGTGTCCTCCCTACAGAAAACGCCTGACGAAGTGCCTGATTGTTGGTGGACCTCAGAGGACTACATCAAGTTGCATGGCGTAAGCCAGTCAACTGCCAACAAGCACATCAAACTTCTTTTACAGAAGGGTCAAGTTCAGTCTCAGAAGTTCCTGATTGTTTGTCAAGACAAGGCTCTCCACCAAGTACCGCACTATCACTTGACTGACAATAACGCCTAACCTGCTTTTCGACATGGAACAACCTCCACAGTCCAAAGCCGATGGCTGTTACAAATGCGGTGGCTACACTGACCTTGAACCAAAGGGACTCTACGACATTCTGTATGACGAGTGGTGCGGCAATAATTACAACTCCTGTGGCGAGAACAAAAGCACCTTCCTTTACGCCTCGCCCTATCCACATCCCTGCGACTGCGAGGGCAACGCCAGCAAGGGTCAGGATGGAGCCTAGCCAGATACAAGCGTCCCTGATATCTTCATAAGCCTCTGCCTTGGACAGAGCCTCGACCTGAGCATCGGCTACCGCCACGGCGGTCCATGCTAGGTTGAGTTCGGTCTCAAGTTCCTTGGTCTTCTCTGCTTCCTTATCCAACTTCTTGACATCCTTGATGCTCGCCGCCCATCTGCTTATTTGTTCTTGGGAGGGCTTTTTAATAGAGTTGAGACGCTCGATGCTAATTCCAATAACCCTGTCACTAGGCTCACCAGTCTTGCCAGCAATGGCACTGAGGGCCGCTGACGCTTCGGACGCTTCCGTTTCAATGTTGTTGATGTACGCTTCCTTTTTTTCATTGACGGGGGCAACAGGAGGAAGGGGTTTGTATTGAGGGGTTGGGGCTGGAGCAGTAGAACAGCCAACAAGAAGCAGTGCCAGCAGGATTACTTTTTCCATAGTTTGTTAAGTATTTTGTAGAATGTCTTTTCAAATATGTCTGGTGCAATAGCACCGCTGACAGAGAAAAGGATAGACTTATACAGTGGGTCTATCTTGCTTCCATGCAAGGCAAAGTACATTAATACGCCTACGATACCGCCAGCCACTATCTTCTTGACCCAAACAACGACAGGCTGACGCTCGTCAGTCAATATCATTCTGGCTATCATCCCCAATGCTCCAAGCAAAGCAACCAACCAGCCGCCAGACTTAAAGTCAGCGGCGGCTTTGCCAAGGTCTGGGTCGATAGGGGTCATCTTTTGAAGTGAGCCCTGAAGATATCATCGCAAGCCTGTTGTTCGTTGTCCGTGACAGAAACCAGTGCTTTGTTCATGCCATAGACTCTGAATCGAGAAGGACCAGTCTGCTGGATTGTGTAACCAAGAGCATTGACGAGTGTAACGCCAACACCTTCACCGCCATTAGGAAGTTTAATCTTCGACATGTACTGGTTGAATCTGATTAGCGTGTTCATGACTACCAACTGGTCAGAAGAAGGAGTCCACATCGACTTTGTCGCTGTCTGAACAGGAGCAGAAGGAATGGAGTTAGGATAGCCAAGACCCATAGCAGGAGGTCTAGGCACGACACTGCCAGAAGCGTTATTCAATCCAGCATTGCTAGGCATGACAACAACCTGAGCAACTCCAGAGGGGTTCGGAGCCCCAGAGGTGTTGTTGACTGTAGCCACATGAATCTGATTGGCTGTGGCAATCTGAGCCGCCATAACCTGATTAGCGTGGAGGCAGTGCTGGATAATGTCTTCAATCTTAGCGTCCCTACCAAGGGCAGAGACAGCCGCAGTAACAAGTTCCTTGGCGTAAGGTCTAGGAATCCTGAGTTTGTTCAGGCCGACAACACAAGCATTGAAGTTCGGATGGGCTTCGGCAGGTGTCTTCGGGGAAGTGACAGGAGGAGTAGGCTGTTGAGCCTCAGCCTGAGCAACCTGCTTGGCAACCTGCTGAATCTGAGCGGGAGCCATGACAGGAGCCGTAGCCTGAAGTGCGGCGGATGTATCAATGCCCTGCATTTCTGCGAGTCTACGCTGGAGAGTATCAAACTCTCTGATGCACAACTGTGCATGCTCAAGCGTGGGAACGATAGCAATCCTTCTCTGGTCAACAATCTGACCATGATACGGACTCTGGTGGGGTTGCATGACAACCTCATACTTACCAGCCTTGCCAGTAACCATGTATCTCTTGTCGGCAGTGGCAACCCTAGGATTACTAGCACCTCCGCTCATCTTGAGCGTTAGGTGGTCCTTGATAGACAAGATGGCAAGGGTGTGTTCTAGGTTTTCTCTAGAGACAGAGGCAATCGGGCCAGCCGCTTGAACGACAACCTGAGCCACGCCAACCTGTTCGATAGGCTTGACTGTACCATTCCTGATTGTGGCCTCAGTGATTTTCTTGACCTTTTCGGCAGTCGCCTCAGTCTTTTTGATTTCAACCTTGGTCGGCTTGACAGGCTTGGCCTTCGTGGGAGTGCCGACAGGGGGCTTCTCTCTTCTGGGTCTGCCAGCAGGTCTGCGAGGACCGATAGGGGCAGGATAAGCATTTCCTCCTTCGGGCGTATAGCCAAGTTCGATGGGCTTCTGAGGGCCAATCGGCTTATCATAGGCAGGAGGAGGGGTGTACTCCAACTTAAGTGTGGGAGGCTTCTCAGGGCCAATGGGGCGGTCATACTGGCCTGTGGGAGCCTGAGCAGGAACCTGATACTTATCAAGCAAGTCCTCAACCGACAGTTCACGGCGGGGAGTATCAATTGTCTGAGGCTTACCTTCCGCTGGCTTCTGAGGGCCAATCGGTTCGTGATACATGTCTCCAGACACAGGCATCTGTGTGTGGTTGAACGCAATATTACGCTTAAGGGCTTCCTTGCTGTAAGGAGCAGAAGGCTTCTGCACAGTCATATCACCCTTAAATTCCTTAGGGTATCTAATCATGTATGTGTTGGCAGGAGTGCTGGCCTCAACCCAAGGCTCAAAGCCAAAGGATTCGTACCACTTCATCAACTTGGCTTGGTCCATCTTTCTACCGCCTTCCGAATAGAAGGGGGAAACTTCAAGAGAAACATTGACCTCGTTTTTGTCAGCGACAGACAGGATATGCTCCATGACCATTCTGCCACCACCCTTACCTTCAAAGCCGTAGATGGCATCAATATACAGGGAGGCCGCATCGCCTTCACCCTGCATGCTAACTTGGAATGCACCAGCCTTACGCTCGCCATTCTCAATGACAGTTCTGATTCTTTCGTTAGGTCTGTCGGGGTGAGTTTCACCAAGTTCAGCCAACATAGAGATAGATTCATTGACTCTTTCTCCAGACATAGGCATGACCTTAGGCTGGACAGGAGCCTCGACAGGAGGCGTGTACTTCACCTTTTCAGGCTTATTCTTCTTAGGTTGAGTAATTCCAAGAGCCTCATGAATTTCTGCTTCAGTTGAAGCATTTTCAATAGCACTAACAAGTTTAGCAACAGGAGTGGACGGCTGGGCGGGAGCATCTTCGTTTACAGCCGCTTCAACGGCACTAGTGCGAGCCCTATCACTACCACTGTAGCCAGCCCTGCGGTCTTCCTGCGTCTTGTCTGCTAGAGACTTCCAGTCCCTAAGGGACATTCCTCTTTCCTTTTCCATGGCCTCCGCTTCGTCAAGAATGTGCCTGTTCATTTCATCGTTCATGTACTCGATGAACTCGTATCTGATTTCTCCAGCAACAGCCTTGGCTTGTCTCTTTAATTCCGCCTCTTCTCTGGGGGCTTGTCTTTCAAGGATAGGACCAAACAGGGGTGCATCCTTCTGGAAGTCTTTCCATGCTTCACCAGAGGCAAGTTGAGAGGGCTTGTAGCCTCGCTCAATATCAACGAGGTACTTGCCAGTCTTGGGGTCTTTTTCGATGTAACGATTTCTGTCCTTAATTTCATCGTTTTTAGCCTTAAGTATCTTGTAGTAGCGATATTCAACGCTGTCAGCCTGACCATATACATGGTGAGTTCCTGTTCCTTGGTCAAAGAAGTTGCCAACAAAGGAGAGTTCTCCAGTTCCTGCCTTAAAGGCCAGTTCTGCTCTAATCTTTTCTTCGGTCTTTTCTTTAAACGAATTTCTTTGTTCTTCATTAGGCAGTTTGCCGTTCTTTTCCTTGAAACTTTTCTTATAATCCTTCCATCTGCTTTCAAGTTTCCTTGCAACAACTTTTTCGTCTATCTTGCCAGAGGTGTCCTCTACAAGAAGTGCTTTGTTTTCAGGGAACTTTCGGATATAGTCAGAAAGCCATCCTAGGATGACAGGATTCTCTTGCAAGATGCCAACCGACTCCATGTTAGCGTCAATTGTAACACCCTTTTCCTTGGCAAGAGAGACTCTATGTTCAAAGTCTATAGTACCCTTAGAGTTCTTTTCAATATATTCAGCACCCTCTCTTAGCGAACTAAGGATTTCGATGGTGGACATGAACAGGTCTGGCTGATTCTGAAGTGCCTTTGTGAAACTAGCACTTCTGTCAAAGCCAGAAATCAGTACGCCAGACTGCCTGAGGGTCTCTTCATAAACTTGCTTACCAGAAAGACCTTCAAGTCCATTGCTAGAAACGCCAGCCTTGAAATTAGGGTCCAATAGGTGCGGGTTAATTTCCCAGCCCCATAGAGAGAATAAACCGAACATAGCCTCAAGGTGTTCAAACGGCGTATTAAGCCTAGCACCTTCTCTAAGTCTCTGAAGTTTCTCATCCATTCTTTTCATGACCTCGTTGTACTCATCAGGGAATACGCTAACCGCATTCTTTCTGATTTCGTCCATTACCTCAGGAGGAACATCCTTAATCTTGACCTTTTTGTCTGGCATGCCAGCGTACTTGAGGACAATTTCATTTTCTCCAGACTTCTTGCTGTCATGGATAGAGGGAATCAAACCCTCAATCATCATGGTTTGTCCGTCAAGCGTCAGTTGTCTAAGGATAGAGTCACCCTTGTCGTTGAACCACTGAGAGTTTGCATACTTGTAACCCGCTAGATACTGAAGCGAGCCAGCCTTAAGGTTAGTACCAAAGTTCTGGTTGGTAGCCTTGGCTGGGTCGTATGTGCCAGCCGCAATCTGCTTCTGAATGTCAACGAGAGCGTCATTATACTTAATACGCTTCTGGAGTTCTGCATCAAACTCTTCCTTGTCCCAGATTCGCATGCCATCCTTGTCGTAAGCCTCTTCGTTTTCAGCCTTCATCAGAGTCTCAATCTGCTCAGGGCTCATCGGTTCATACTTAACAACATCCTCAGCCTTGACATTTCCTTCTTCATCAGCAAAGCCAAACACTTCAGCAGAGTTTCTTCTATGCTTTGCGGCTCTTCTTTCTGCAAGCATTACAGCGTCTTCTTTTGTAATAGCCTCGATATCATTCGGGTCATAGTCTTCTTCTTTAAGACCAAAGGCTTCCTCAACATTAGCCTCCTTGGCTTCATGTTCTTCATATCGTCTGATGGTTTCAAGATGAACTTCATCATCAAACTCAGGGTGCGGGTAGCCCTCATCTTCAGCCGTAAGACCTTCGGCTTCAGCCGCTTCGTTTTCCCTGTGGTACTCAGCCATGACCTTGTCCTTAATTCTTTCCATCTTGCGGGTACGCTCGTCCTTTTCTTTTCTAGCGGCCTCAAGTTTGGACTGAGTCTTCTCGTAGTTCTTATCAATCATCTTGAAGATGCTATTGACCTTTTCGCCTCCGACAGAGCGGAGATAGTCTATAGCCTTGTTCAAGAATTTCCTTCTGTACATTCGCTGGATTTTCTGCCTCGGCGTATCGTTAGCAAAGACGGACTCTTCTAGCAGTCTATCTCCCTCGGCTTCAAACTTTGCCTGTTCATCGGCAATCTGTCTGGCAAGTTCAATCGCTTTCATTTCCGCTTCCTTGGCATGCTCTTGAGACCACTTGTTGAATTCCTTCTTAAAGTTAGGGTCAATTCTAATAAGTTGTTCTTTAACATCCGCAAGATGTTCCTTGGTGAACTCCTCAATAGGAATTCTTGTAACAGTTCTTTGTCCACCAGAAGGCTCGCCCCAAACGACAACCTTATCCCAAGTCATTACGGAATTTCCAAACACCTTGTCCTTGTTCTTGCTAAAGAATGTAGCAAGCACAGCATTACGAGGGCGAGGCTCTTGACCCATCTTAATACGCTCATCAGTCTTTCTGACAAACTCAGCGTACTCAAAGATAGTGTCTTTGAACGCTAGTTCCTTGACTGTGTCTCCACGCAACTTGTTAAACTTGAAGGGGTCGGGGCCAGACAGGTCAGTTTCCTGCAACATGTGACCCCTGTTTCTGGCCTCAGAGGCTCTGTCCTGAGCAAGAACAACAGCATCGTCATAAGATTCTACGACAGGAATGCTGTCCTTGTTTCTCTCATAAGACTTAGCCTTGCCTTCACCGACATATGCCATGAACACAACATCAGGTCGTCCAGCGTTAAACTTAGAGTACTGAGCATAGTCCCAACCATCAGGTCTATAATCGTCAACAAATCTAATTCTAGCAACAGCCTCAAAGCCAAACTTGTCATACATGCTAGGAAGCACAGTGTCAAAAGCGTTAAGCCATCTGACTCTGCCAGTAGAAAGAGCCGCCTTAACGACAGCCTCAACATCCTTTGCAGTACCATTGATACCCTTGACCACGCCGCCTAGTTCTCCAGACGGAGAGATGGAAGCCATTGCTCTCTTATCTCCAGCCATAAGAAGTCTGTATCCAGCATAGTCAGCACCGCTCTTAATCTCAACGGATGTTCCGAACTTAGATGCAGACCTAGCCTGAAGGCCAGCCGAAGAAAACTCATCGGCTTCAGGGCTCCAAACAGAATGCGTCATGTCATCTGGACCCTGATAAAGACCAAATGTCTTTTCGGATACCACATGTGTGCCGTAAGACTGTTTCTCAATAGGCGTAAGTTCTTCGTCAAGTTTGCTTGTCCATTCAGGCATGAGACCAATCTTCTGGTCGGCAAATCTAATCTGACCAATGCCCTTCTGGATTTCCATAGCCTCAGGGATTCGGCCTTCCTTCATTAGTTGTCTAACCATGGAACGCTTTCTGTTGATTTCAACATTAGGCTCATGGATAAAATTGACCCAAGAGTTCTGGCCTCTAGTGCCAGCCGTCATGGCTCTTCTGGCCTGAGGGCTATACATTCTGGCGTGAACATCCCAAGCATTCTCTTCACCAAGAGGACCAAAGCCGTTGCCTCTTTCGCTGTGACCAAAGAAGTCGTGAACAAACCTAAACACATCGTTAATACGCATCGGCATGCCATTAGCGTCCTTAAACTTTGACATACCAAGGAGCGGGTTCTCTGTAACATCTCTAGGAGTAACCTTCTTTGCACCAAAGTTTAGGTCAGTAGAAAGAACCTTGAGTCTCTTGTTGTTTCTAACATCGGCAATAGCCTCGGCACTGCTACCATAAGGCTCAGTATCCTTAATGTGCATTTCAGGGACATATCCAGCGTCAACGATATGTTGCATCTGAACAAGTGTTTCATCGGCAAAAGCTTTATAAGGCGTTCTGACCTTAGGATTGTAA